GTTAATGCCCGTTCAGATATCTGATTAATATTATTACAATTTTGAATCTGCTGTGAATTAGGAAATCGAGATTTGCATTTATTCCAAAGCTCTACATTGCAGTTGTGTTCACTTACAAAGAATATATCATACATTATCAACTGTCCGATAATATGTTAATCCTAGATTAATAGTCTCGTCATAGAGATCCAATGTAAACTTGCTTTGCGCTGCATCCAGACAAGGATAATCTAGGCCTAGATGAGTTTTCAATCTGTCTCCTAGGTCTTTTATGTCCGTTTCTAAACTACCATGAAGAACATTTTCTTGATATATGTTTTTAAGGATTTCAAAATCTCTAACATCAATATAATTCCAATCGGTGCAGTTGGTCATCCATGTGCCTAATCTTGCACCGTAAACAGCATACAACCCGTTTTCCTCATGGGCGCCTACAGTTGACCACATTCGAAGACGATGAATATTATGCCACCAGATGCGTTCTTTAATTTCTTGTGGCGGCACACGCACTCCATCAAGCAGCGTCATCTTAACACCTTCACGGAATCCTGCTCGCCATGCCTGGAACGGTGATCCTGTAATCACGCTGTCGCTGTAGACCCTTGGAAAATTACGGTATCCATCTTCCCAACAGAAATCTACCTGGCCTCGATCACTTTCTGAATTTTCATGCGTCTTCATATTGAGAACAAAGTCTTTCTTCCAGATTTTTATTCCACCGTTGCCGTATCTAAGCCCATTGATTTTATTTCGACCGCACCACCCGTAGACCTGTATTTTAGGGTCTTTCATATCTAGTTCTAGATTAAAAAACGCAGGATCTACAATGTTGTCGGCGTCAACGGTGATGAACCAATCTGTTTCACTTAATTCTGCTGCGGCTTTGTGTGCATGGTCGCTGCCTTTGACTCCGTGTACACGCTTGGCCCAAGGTACCTTGACACAGAGGTCAGCATAATGCAGATCTGCATTAGGTTCATCATAACTTAAAAACACAATATCAAATTCAATAATTTTCATTTTAGTTCAATCACATAATTTTTAAATAACCGTCTAGTATAAACACTAAAGGTATCATAGGATACGTTTTTAACTGTGACTGTTTTACCTACTAGATCATTTATTTTAACAGAAAACATCTTGTAGATCAAATTAGGATCGTTGTATTCAGTAATTAAAAAGTCCATAACTGTGCTGCCGTCCCAAACAAATTTTCTTTGTTTGTTTGCATCTTTGTATTTTTTGGTTCCGCCAAACTCAGTTGATAGCTGTATTTTTAATGTTTGACTTTTTGCTGTATAGGTAAGATATACATCTGGTTTAGCTATATCGGTATATTGTATCAACGGTATTCTATGTAAAACGTCATCTAATTTATTCAAAGTTTTTGTTTCAGCTATTTCTAAATCGCCCGAATGAATATCTATCTGGCAATGGTGTATCTGTATTTCTGCTGTGATGATTGATAATGCTGTTTCGCTATCTATTTCAACCACACATGCTTCATTCGGAAAGGCATAATCAGGACCTACACTGATTACTGCACCTGTTAGTTGATCATACACAGCCACATATTTCACTGGTGCTGGCTTGTACTCAGCTAACCACTTGTCAAAATCTTCTACGGTTTCCATGCGATTTCCTCTAGATTGTTTATCATTTCTGTGTTTATTTTATCTTTTTCCACATAGTGTACTATATCATACTGTTGATAGTTCCCTATTTTCAATTGTCCTTTTTTGTTGAAATAAAATCCCACATGGTCACTCCATGTATCTGCAGGCCATGGCCAATTCTGTAACATGGGTTTCATATGTGCTATTCTAGGAAATTCTAATTCATACGCTATGTCGTCTGAGATGCCTAGTATATCTGCAGACAATGCAAATGCTTCATCAGTACCTAAGACTTTTGGTTTGAAATTATTCAAGAACATGTTTGAAAATTCTATGGGATTTTTAATTATGCTCCTGCCTAGATCAAAAAATTCTCTGGCCATTTGAGAATCCTTGCTAAAAAAAGTCCACATAGAATATAAATTCGGAAGATTGTTTTTATCAAAGGCTTTTCTGTAAGTGCGGTCGACTACAGTATCACCTCTGTAAGTGAACACTTGATTTGCAACATACAATTCACTGTTATCAACAAAATAATCAATCCAGTGGCTGTGGTCTTGTAAAAATATCATATCAGCATCTAAACATACTGTGTGATCAAACGGAGTAAGCTGATCCATCCAGCTACGACCGTCCCAAAATGTTTCTTGGCTCCATTCTATCACATGATCAAACACCCACGGGCTGGTAAGTTTTTCTATTTTTGTTTTATCATCTATCACGATCGCTACTCGATCGTAACCTTCTCGTTGTGTGTTTTTTATACTCAGTGCCAGGCCGTAGGCCAGCTGTAGATAATCAATAGACTCGTGTTCTGCAACAATTAGCAAATATCCGAAGTTCATATTAACTCCAATAACGCCTGTTTGTTTCTAATCACACTTTGCTTGTTCATGATATGTATGTCTATGTTAGATATAGCAGCAGCACAATACGAGTTGGTCAATTTATGATCTACAAGAAATGTCAGAGTGTTACCATTAACACCATGCAGGATATCCTTGTCCAAGGCTGATAATACCGGAGGCAATGATAATACGTCATCCTGTTGATAGCCATCTAATATATGTTTAGCCACACTAAAGGCAATGTCATTTCTAAATTGACGACAGTCAAATCTAAACACATCGGCAAATTGAGAGTAATTTTCTTTGACATAATTTACTGTGTCAAAAAACAATTTGGCATTTGCATTCTTTGAAAACATCACTGTGGTAGCCCAATACATTTTGACGCCTGTGTCACTCACGTGCCTGTCTAGGTATCCTACACGAGAATCATCATAGATATCGTTGATAGCACTTCCTAGCATGACATCTGCATCAACATTCCAATATTCTCCAAGACTGTTTGACAAGATAAAAAAATCACTGTCTATTAATAATGTTCTATCGTAGGGGGTAAGATCATATGCTGTACTTCTGTTGGTGTTTATAAACGGAATCATCTGACCGGTTTGACCGTCATGCAGGCGTCTTTGATTATCAGTGGTAGGTCTGTCAACCACGATAATATGATCAAACACGGTCTCGGCCTGATTAAAAATATTTGATTCCTTCATCCATGCAATAGTAGATGCATCGGTAATCAACGAAACTGGAACCTGCAAATTTTTCTTAGCCAGCCCCCCAGCTATTACCGACATTAATGCATAATCGACTGTGCGATTATTGTGTGCATAGAGTAGTATTCCCTGTGTCATTGCGATATTAGTTTTTCCACAGATCTACTTTTTTTAATCTTTTGATGTTGTTCAAAATATTCATTAGTAACTTCAAAATATCTGCGGAAAATCTCATCACGAAATTCTTCGAGGTCATCTACTAGCACAGGATTTTCATTGGCATCTAACAGAATCACTCCGGATGTTCTATCCTTGGCGCACAGCATGTCTACAAAAGTCAAAAGAGTTCTATCGATTCGAAACAGGCCGCCATTGAATCCATAGGTTAGTTTGGCTGACATACGTTCTTTGAGAACTTTTTTTTGAATAGAAAAGGTCTGTTGATAGTTGGCAAAATCCAGAGCTTGTTTAAGCTGTTGGTCCATGAGTTCTCCTTGATAAACTACGTAGTTTATTTATAGATGAACTAGAACCTGGGAAAAATTAATTAACTGCCGGTTACTGCGCCTATGGCAATAATTGGTTGAGGCACTGTAAAGTTTAAGCTTCCAGGCACCATAATACCTGTGGCATACAGTGAAGAAACATTCACAGTCAGCGTACCATCCACTAAATCTCCAGGGGGGAAATTCGCTGCTGTTTGAGTTTGGACTCCTGCAGGTGGTACTCCGACTCCTGGATCAACATATGGGTCTGTGAATAGCACCCGAATCTCTAATTGGCTTGCAGAGCCTCCACTGTTACTGGGTTGGTCAACACATCTAGCCTGCAATTGATAGGTGTTAGATCCATAAGGGCTTGATGCGGTGGCTGTGTAGTAGGTTTGAAATGTGCTGGTAGTTTTATACCAATTTGTGCCATCATTGGGTGATGTTCCTGTACTCGGGGTCGCGGCACCGAAACTCTGAGTACCGGCCGAACTCAATAAACTAGTCCACGATGTATTTTGATTAGTTGCAGCGCCGCCGGATCTAGATGCACTGATTCGGACTTTGCCGCCACTGTTGAACCAATATCTGGCATCATTGGAATTTGACCAATAGATCTGTATGGTACACACACATTGAGATAACCACGAAGTTGTTTTACTTGATGACACAACTCCAGTGGTGGCGGACTCGCCAGCTGCTACTAAAAATCTATAAGTGATTAAATCATCTGCCCATGCATCATACTGGCGTTGGGGCACATCCAGTGTGCCGGTGTCTGGGGTAAAGCTCGAAGTATACCTTATTGTGCCACCTTCAGAGACCACAGCAGTGGTTGGATTAGATCCGTTTTGATGCTTGTAGGCGTTGATAATATCATATCTGAGATTGGCCCATTCGTTGATGGTGACTTTGCTGTCATCGGTGACTGCCGTTGATTGAATCCGTGCCTGCTGACCGTAACCAAAATTACCTGATCCGAATCCCAAGACCCCAATTACCTTGTCTCTGATTGCGTTATAATCTACTTTAAGAATTTTACTGTTAACTGCTGGCATGAGATTATTTAAGTCCTTAACTGCCTGTTATACTAGAAAGTGAATACGATGGGCTGGTTATAGAAAAAGTACCAGAAGGTTGTAATTGCCCGGATGCTTTGAGTTCAGATACAGATATGGTCAAGGTGCCGTTGACAACGTCGTTTGGCGCAAAGGTTGGCGGGCCGGGATTAGCTGTGTCCGGATCAATGTAGCTATCTAAAAGTGTCACACGTATTTCTAACTGCGTGGCTGTTCCAGTGGAATTGTTTGATACATTGGTTCTGGCTTCAAGTTTGTAACTGTTGGCAGAATAAGAACTGCTCAAGAAATTTTGATAATAGGTCTGATAAGAATTTGTCATTGTATAGTAATTAACTGCAGGGTCAGTGTCGGCACCAAATCCCTGCGTGCCAACTGAGCTTAGAAAATTAACCCAAGCAGTGATCTGTGGTGATATTGCTGCTCCTACTAGAGACGAAGTTAATCTTATTTTGCCGCCGCTGTTGAAAAAATATCTGCCTTGATTAGCATCACCAAATGTCACTGTTAGTGTTGCCTGTGCCTGCGTGGACCACGGTGTGCTATATGTTTGGCTGGCTTTGGCAGCGACTATAGATTGGCTTCCGGCTATGAGAAACCTTTTTGCACTGGCATCATTTAATAGTATATCATAATTGGTATTCGGTGAATTAGCTCCAAACCCTATAGGATCGCCTACATTAACATTCACTACCGGAGGAATGGTTCCATCTTGATGAAATTTAATATTAATAATATCAAATTTAATTAGATCCCATTGTGCTTTGGTAATTGTGTTGCCAGAAAACACGTCGGAACTTTGTATAGTTTGTCCGTAGCCTAGTGTGCCAGAACCTGTGCCTATCATTGTTTCTGCTTTGTTTTGTATAGCTACATATTGTGCAGCAAAGACGTTGGTTCCTAAAGTCATTATAACACCAATGCTTCTATTACGCTAATATTATCTGATCCAGTTGACTCTAGTGCTACTGCAAACACATTGGCATAATTGCCATGTGCGGCAATTGCTGCGCCTCTAGGGCCAGCTACCAACCGATCACCTTTTCTAACTGAACCATATACCTTGCATGGTACACGACCTTTTAGAGCGATATAAGTGCCGCCTTGTAATTCACTGTTCATCATGTAAGCTGGGTTGGCAGATACCACTCCAACAGCACGAGTGTTGACATCTGCAGCAGTAACTTCTTTTTCGCCGCCTATCATCACCACTGTGCCAACTTCGTATTCTTGATCAGCAAGATATTTTTCTGCTAGGTCAGCGTATCGAGCAGCTGTGGCTGTGCCATTAAAGATGTTAGCTGTGATGTTACCGCTGACATCCCTAGCAGCTATGCTGTAAGCAGTGGCTGTGAGTCTAGCAGTTCTGTATTGAGTACTGGCTGTGCCATCTGACCACGCTGGGTCAACTCTAGCATCAGTGCGGTCAATAAACGTACGGTCTACGTTGTCTGCTATGCCCACAAATTGGTTAGCTAATATGTTACCGCTGGAATTACGTATAGTCACTGTGGCTATTGCCGACCCAGGCACAGTGGCGCTGGAAGCCAATCCGTTTAGGGTGCCGGCATCTGCGGCTGTGGCAGATGATCCTGTGATAGATCCAGTTAATGTGCCTACAATATTAGCACCAGCAAATCCTATCTGCTTGGTAGCAGCATTGATCATGATATCATTATCATTGGCCAGCACATTGCCTTTGTGACTGCCGGTTGTATTTCCTGTAACTGCACCTACCAAAGAGCCAGTAAATATATTAGCATGGACATTGCTCCATCGCAAGTCTGAAGTTCCTAACGTATAAGAACCACCAACTCCGGGAACTAGTCCTGTGGAGGTTATAACAGCTATGTCTCTTTCATCCGTAGTCTCAGTAACTGTGATTCTAAATGTAATTTCGTTACCTAAGCGATTTTCAACTACAACTTGATTTCCGCCTTCTACTCGTATTCTAAGATCGTTACCATCACCTACTTGCAGGCCGGGATCTTTGAAACTGACTTCTGACGTAAATGAGCTTTCGCCTGTTTTAATATATTGGTCGGCTGTGAAGCCGCCTAGTTTAGCGGCGTTACTAGCAGTACCCCAAAAGGTAAAATCATCAGTGGACACACCAGTTTGTGATTTGGCCAATGTAACGCCTTTCTTTATGACTGTAAAATCATCTATGGCATTTTTACTGTTGTCGAGAGTGAATGCAGTCTTGCTGATCACTGCAATAGTTTTGCTATCAGATATGACCTTTAATATAGTATGTGGGCCTTCTGCGGTGCCTATGGTTCCATAGACCACTGCTGGACTAATCGTCGAAGTTCCTAGATCCGGACTAGAAATCGGACCGATTAGAGTGAATGCTGTACCGTTGTATGTGTATAATTGTTTAGCTCCGGTATCCCACCAAAAATCGCCTGCGGCTAGACCGCTGGGTGCGGATGCGCTGGCTTCGGCGCCGCTGGCTACTTTGAACCTAGTTCCATCATAGAATTTGAGTTTTTTAGTAGAGGTATCGAACCAGATTTGACCAGTAATAGATTTAGGAGGTGCTGTGGTGTTGGCGAAATTTTCTAATAGATGCACAAAATTTTCATTCTGTACTTCACCGTAACCTGCGTAATTCTTACCAACTAATCTTAGATCAGTAGTGGTGTCGATGGTGCCGTCAGCTACTGACGTTAAAAATACACCGTTGAATTTGTTGACTTCATATGCCATGCTGTTAGCCCCTAATATCTTGTATTTATTGCTGTCATACTATACGAGCTGCTGCGGCTTCACGCTGTTGCTCAAGTTGTATGTATTCTGCATCTGATAGACTGGTGGCGATATTCAGTGCTTTCTGTCTAATATGCCTTAAAACTTTCCAATCTGTGCTGTTTAAAAATTCACGCTCTTGTCCGTTGGCAACATCTGCTACTTTTTGCGCTGTAATAGCAGAGCTTACCGCAGTAACAGATCTGCTAGGTACATCAAAATAATGTGTTTGAGCTGCTATTTGGGCAGCTTGTGCATCTGTAATTTCTACTACTGTAACTGAGCCCGGTACATTGGGCTGGTAATTTAATACACCAACTACTAGATTATTTTCTATACAAACGTAATTCATGATTAACTCCAAATGGCCAAATAGTTGGCTGCAGGTGTGCTTCGTTGTTCTGTGTTCTGCACATAGACTCTGATCCTATCACCGAGATACGAATATGTACATCGCATTGAATCATCGCCGTTGACACCGCCAGCATAATGAATTACATGGATAGACGGAATGAAAGCTACAATATTTCCCATGCTTTTTCCCGCCGGGGGGAACACATCAAAGAAGTTAGCACCATCGTTGAATGATCCAACTTGATTGGTAAATCCCGATGTGCTGTATTGTGCTCCACTGACAATAGTATACTGAGGCAATCTGCTGTCTACATAAGTTTTAGTGGTGGCGTGATTGCCATTCACAGGAGCGCCAACTAATGTTAGATACCCTGTCATAGTGCTGCCTGCCAGTGCCACTTTAGTAGCGTCAGTAGCTACAATTGTTATATCTTGTGTGCCATTGAACGATACCCCGTTGATGTTTCTTGCAGTTTGTAATTGTGTTGCGGTAGAAGCATTACCTGTAACTGCTCCTACGAGATTAGCTGTGATCGTACCTGCTGAAAAATTGCCGCTGGCATCACGTGCTACAACTTTACTAGCGGTGTTAGTTGTGGTAGCATCTACTGAAATTGTTGCCGGAATATTACCATCAAATAAACTTAAACTACCACTAGTGGTGGTGTTTATCATATTCAAATAACTACCTTTGGTTAGAGATTCTTGAGCAATCGTCTGCCATGCTAGTCCACCTGCCTGTGCAGTAAGCACAGTACCAGATGCTCCCAGGCCTAACATGGTAGTGGCGCCAGCTGCTGTTTGATAAGGAATAGCGCCAAGGCCGCCGCCTGGAAGATTAGTAGCTGTGGTTGCTAGGGTAGCTGTGGTAGCGTTACCAAAAAAGTTATTGGCATACACACTGTTAAATTTGTATCCTGTGATACCGAGATTGGTGGTGTTGTCGCCTGTTATAGCCGGAGCATTTGGTCCACCGAGGCTCAAAGAAGTTGCAGAATCTACAAAGTTAATATCAGGTCCGCTGCCACCCATATCAAAATTCAATCGACCAGTGGTTGATCTAATTGTGGGGACACTGGAGTCTACAAATACTCTCAGTTGTGTTCCGCTGCCTAGAAATATTCCACTGTCATTGACATTTAGAGAACTTAGTGTACCTACCTGTGTCAGGCCGCTTAGTGTCACAGAATTATTAATAGCATTTCCTGTTAATGTTTCTGCACTAGCCGATACCGTGATACTGTTAGATCCATCAAAATTTACACCGTTTATAGTTCGCGCAGTAGCCAATCTTGTAGCGGTAGCTGCATTACCTGACAAAGTAGCTCCGATAAATTGATTAGCCTGTACTGTGTTGAATACACTGGTTCCGCTAGCAGCAGTAACATTGCCAGTTAGATCACCTATAAATGTAGCTGTAATAGTACCTGCCGAAAATCCACCTTCTGAATTTCTTGCTACTAGCTTTCCTATAACGTTGGAAGATGTTGCGTCAACACTCCATGTAGTTTCTGAACTACCGTTAAAATCAGCACCAGCAATATAAGTGCCTTTTTTCAATAGATTAGTAGTGTTAGCGGTCACTGTGACGTCGGATGAAGCATTAAATGGCACGCCATTAATCAATCTTGCAGTGGCCAATTGATCTGCTGTGGCAGCGTTGCCTGTTATGCTGCCATTGATCTTGGCTGTGGCAGATAAATTAATTCCCGCCTGCAAGGCATTGCCGAATCCAGCGACTGAATTGCTGGGATTTATAACAAACGCAGCAGCAGTACAGATAGCAAATACAGAACCATTGGTTTCTAAAAAGATCACAGGCTGAGGATCGCCTGCTGTATTATCTAAAGAGCCAGCTCTGGCTCTAGTGGATCCAAATCCTTCCACAGCCTCAGGTCCTATAAATCTCCATTCTGTACCAGTATATACATATAATTGATTAATAGGAGTTTTTAACCATAGAGCACCGGAGTTGGTATTAGGTGGGGCTGATGAACTTAGTGTAGCCGATCCAATAGGATTCCAATTTGATCCATCATAGGCATATGCCGTATCGTCTGTGGTATTAAACCATATCTGCCCAGGCAACGGTCTCGAAGGAGGAGCTGTGTTGGCAAAATTTTCTAAGAGAAATACAAAATTTTCATTCTGTGTTTCACCGTAGCCCACATAGTTCCTGCCCACTAGACCCAGACTGGTGGTGGTATCTATAGTGCCGTCATCCAACACTACTAATTGTACCCCATTAAACTTGTTAATTACATAGGCCATTTATGCCGCTCCTGGTTCATTATGGTGGTAAACTGGTATCTGATTGCCATGCCCACACACCACCTACTATTTGAAACAATTTAATAATTCTTGTCACAGACACACTGGCTGCTGAGATAGTGGCTGTTGGAAAACTTATGTTGGTAATAGCCAAACTGCTAGCGCCGCCAAGAGTAGTTAAGAATGCTGCTGTTGAGAATGCCGGAGGCAGTGAGTTTATTTCTAGACTCTGTGCATTATTGCTGATCAAACTGCATAATATTCTTGCATAGGTTCCTGTGCGATATTCACCTACCGGAGCAAGATTATTTAATATGCTAGCAATTATATATGTGTTTGATTTTCCATCGGAAAGATCAATGCTGAAAATTAACGGTCTTGATTCTACTTTGTTATCTGTATATTCTTTAGTAGCAGCATCTTGGGCAGCTGTGGGATCTGCCATGCCGATAATCCTTGGGCTACCGATCAAAGAAACATTGCCAGTGCCATCTGGTTCTAATTCAATATCAAAGTTAGTTGATACTGTAGAGATCCTATGGTTTTCTAATCTCAGTTGTGTTACGGCCGGAGCACCCGGGCCAACGTTTACTACATTTTGTGTACCAAATGAGCTCACCCCGGGAATACTGGTAATAGCAGAACCTAAGCTGTTTCCATCAATGACTTTTGTACCGCCTATGTATACCGCTTTACCTGATGCTAGATTCAATGTTTCAGAAATGTCTAACCAATTGCTGCTATTACTATAAGCAATGATTTTATCAGTGGTGCCTTTGATGGTTATGCCTGCACCGTCAGCTGTGCTGTTGGTGGGGCTGGTAACATTGGCAATAATAATATTTTTATCTTCTACTGTGAAAATACTGGTGTTTAGTGTAGTGGTAGTTCCTTCTACTGTGAGATTTCCGTTTACTACCAGATTTCCACCGAGATTAATGGTGCTAGAAGATTCTGTAGGATATAGTCCAATAGTCCTTGCATTTGAATTTATTACTATTGCGTTTTCTTGAGTATCTGCTCTATTCACGCTTAACGTAATATTTTTATTACTTGCGGAATTGGCTAAATTTACATTACCATCTGTAACAAACAACGATCCTTGGTTGGCTGACCCAAAGATTAATCCCGAGTCAACAGTAATTTGTAATTGTCCGTTGATTGCATTAGCAGTATCAGTGCGAACATAGGTAATAGCAGATGCGCCTCCGAGGCTGTCACTGTTGGTGCAGGTGGCACGTATTTTAAAATTAGCCAATGTTCCTGCATTAAACCCAGGTTCGATGCTGCCTGTATAGCCAATAATAGCTATTTTTGGCGTGAAGCTGTCTTTGGAAAATATGCCTAATAATATACCATTGTTATACAAGCTGGTAATAACTCTAGTTTGATTAAGAGTATCTAATATAGTATCAACTCGGAGTCCACTTAGACTCTGTGAACTGCTATAGGTCGGAGCTAACAATATTGCCGAAGTACCATCAAAGAAAAATATTTGTTTGCCCACATCATCATACCATAGATCGCCTATGGCCAATGTTGAAGGCTGAGCACTGGATATTGTTGCAGAACTGACTGGTACAAAACTAATACCGTTATACACTTTCAATTTTGATTGACTAGAGTCGAACCATATTTGGCCTCTTAGAGGATGATCCGGTTGTGTTGACTCAGCAAAGTTTTCTAATATCTTAACTAGATTTTCATTAAATATTTCTCCGAAACCACTGTAGTTTTTACCAATTAAGGTAATATCTGTTGATCGATCATCAATTTGACCGTCAGCAACAGTAGCAACTATGGTTCCGTCTGTTTTGTTAATCTGATATGCCATGTTATTTTACCTGTTAGAATGCCGGTGGTCCGGATCTGATTATAAAGTTCATTGATAGAAACGGATTCATTAATCCCACAGCAGTTCCAAGAGTAACACCTACTGGTTTTTTGACATTGCCACTATCTTTAAGGTACTGTGCTTGCCCTGGGGCTGTTGGTCCTAGACCAGAAGTGGCCAATGGATCAAGTGTTGTACTCACTGCTACCGCAGCATAGTCCTGAGTAGCTGTTGACAAAGTATGACTGTGTTCTGGCAAGTTGGCCAAGGTCAGTGCCACTGAGCTAAGGCCCGCTGCACCGCCCAGGATCGTGGCCTGCACGTCTGGAACACGGCCTGCAGTACCACCACCGGCGTCTATATAAGGACCTGCAGATGTTGGTACAGTTCCTGCATTATCCATGTTATCTTTGCCTAGAGCAAATCTACCCCTAAGGTCAGGCAATCTAAATGTATTCACACCCACTAATGCTGCGGATCCATTAAATGTAACTCCAATAATGTCAAATAAATCACCAAATTTTGATCTTTCAATTTCTGATCCATCACATAACAAATATCCATCAGGAGTAGTTCCACCCGCATAAGGTAATATTGCACCAATTGGCACAGCTAAATCGCCCATGAAAACTTCTCTAGTCTGTTTCAACAATCCCGAACTAGCCAAAGTACTTTCACTTGGTCTATATGTTAATACAAAATCTCCCTTTTTACCTCGGTTAGGTGCCGGTTCACTTTTACCTGCTATGATGTTTGCGGTAAGAGTAGCATTGAAGATTTTAGTAGCTGCGCCTACCTGACCGTCAAACGGCACAGCAGGTGACACAACATCGCCTGCTAGTTGAAAACTAGTCACTGTGCTCAGGGCAGTGGCAGTGTTAGCATTACCACTGATATTTCCTTCTAGTACACCCTGTATGGTATCTGCTATGATTGTTTTAGCACGTATATTGTTGAATCTTTTTAGACCTGTGCCTAAATCATAGGTGTTGGTGAGACTTGGTTGTATGGTATTAGTTTGTAGGGTTCCAGTAACATCTATGCCATCTCCTACAATTAAGTTTTTAGTAATTGCTGCTCCGCCCAGTGTTCTTATACTACCATTATTCAAATTACTACTAGCTGTGGTGTTGTTAGATACTAGTGTTCCTGTGAGTTTAAAATTACCAATAACATCTAGAGATTCGGTTGGGTTTTCTTGATTTATTCCTACAAGATTATCTATTACTCTAAGTATTGTTGCAGGAATTCCGTTTCTGTTAGTCTGTAAATCAAGAGAACTACCTGCTGCAGAATTGTATATGCTGTTAGATGATTCAGTCGATAACAACTTGAATGTTTCGTCAACTCCGATAGAAAGACCGTTGTTGTTTTTTATTTTTATTTCATAATCAGTGGTGTTAATAGTGTCTGATCTGAGAAATGTTCCTGCAGCTTTTTCTACTCCACCTACTAATAGTGCTTGAGCATTTTTAGCCGTACCGTTAAGCAGAGGTAAAAACCCTCCTACAAAATTGGCTATTTCAGTGGAATCGGCCGGAGCACTGATGTTTATTCCCGATTTTACCGTGACAAATCCAGTGATTAAAGTTTTAGGAGTAAAGCTGTCCTTGCTTATAACGATCACAGGAATATCGGCAATATAAAATACCAATATAAATCTATCTACGTTGTCGGAATCAGATATTTTTTCTATTACGGGTCCGTATCTTAAACCGCCTACTGAACTTTCAGTAGGGCCAACTAAAATCCATCGTGTGCCAGTAAAAATGCGCAGTTGTTGGTTTGTGGTATCTACCCAAAGTTCGCCAACTTTACTAGTCTCAACCGCAGGTTGGCTAACACCTTTCTGTATGCCTGAGGCTGCTTTCCATGCTGTGTTATCCCATATTTTCAGAGTCTGTGTGCCGCCAGTGCTGTCATACCATAACTGTCCTTCTACTGGATTTACCGGTTGGTTAGTAGATGCAAAATTTTCCAGCAGTGATAAAAAGTTTTCCGCTATGATCTGTCCGTAGCCGGTGACGTTTCGACCAGGAAAGACTAGGCTGGTGTCTGTGCTAGAAGTATTATCAAATACTGTGATAGGACTTTTGTTTTGGTTATCTGTAAAATTAACTATATATGGCATGATTAGACCTCAGCAAAGCCAGTTAAACTCTGCACACGTATGGTGTAGTCTATCTGCAGTAATCTATTCAAACTTTTTTGTACTGGATGAAATATAACATGAGTCAGTAACTTTCCGTCTGATGTATTTGGGCCGAGACCTTTTAATCCCAATTCATCGAACACAAATTCACCATTCATATCCACGCTGTTGTCAAAGGCTTCTTGATCTAAAGGCTCGCCGTAATCTAATAAACAACTGATCAAAATATCACTGTAGGTTGCACCGCTGATATGTCTAATTTCCATCTTGTTTCTAATCGGATCTTGATTTTCAATGGCGTTTTGATCCACTACTTTTTGATAGGTTTGATTGTATAGGCTAGAATTTACTCCCACTGTATTCGGAGTAAGATATGTGATAAGCCCGGTGGGGTCCACTGTGGTCCCACCTGTACCAAAAATCATTTGGTACACTGTTCCGTAGCCTTGATTGCTTAAACTGTTGACCATGGCCACACTCATATTTTCATAATGAATAGCATTGCGTTTGTCCACAAAGACTTCTTGGGTGTTGGGATCATGGATTTTTATATGTCCTTCAAAATGAAACCCGCCTGTTTCGTTAGGGCGAGCTTGGGGACTAACTGTTTGTTGATCTTGATTGTTTGGCATTTTGATCTCTTTTTGTTCCATCATGTATTTATTCAGGTATAGCTGTGGTCTTTTCCACAATGAATCTAGCTATGGCTGTATCAGAATCTATCAAACTTACGCCATCTGTAGCCGTTGTTTCACCTCTAGCATGCCAAGTTTTACCTTGTCTTCGTAACACTGTGATTCGAGTACCTGCTGGTAGAACAGTGGTAAGTCGTATCTGTGCTGTTGCACCGTCTACGCTGAACTCGGCTTCTTGTGTCTGATCTGCTGCTGGACTAGCAGCACCATTGGCTTCTACATAAACGGCTTGAGGATCTTTTTTTAGTCTACGGCCTGCGGCAAACACTTCTATTTGATCGCAAGGACCATAGATTGCTGGTATAGAACTTCTGTACCATGTTCCGCTTCTAGTACCCTTTTGAGGCACAAAATCTAGCGGTCCAATTAACAATGTGCTACCGTCGCTGGTAAAGTCAGTTCTCTGCTGAACTTCGTTATACGGGATCACTTCACTGTATCCTACATCAACAACTGCTGTGTCCTGCGCATATGTATTTGCTATAGCCGTTCCTTGAGCACCTCTACGTAGTTGGCTCAATATGTTGCCTACCTTTGACATGTATTCAATGCGTTCACCTTGAATGAACACAACACCTGGTAAATTTCTATTGGCTATTGGCTGAGACAATTCAGTAGCATCAGTAACTTCTATTGTTGTATCGTAGTAGTTTAACACCTTGGTTAATTTACATTCATCTTTTGAAAATCTATTGTAATGAAACACATTCAACATGTCTTTGTGAATTTCATAAGCCGACGGTAATTTAAAGATTTCATTGGAAAAGTTTACAATTTTTATAGTATCTGCAGGGGTTGAAACCGCTGTGACGTATACCACCGCTCTAGGCAAACTCACATAATAGTCCTTATCTTGTCTTAAGCGAAGTCCGTTCTTATATACCCACACATAGCTTACTGAGATCGGAGATCTTGATAATTTATACTGTACTTGACCCCCACTGCTTTCATCTTGGATAATATCCATAGATGGATACTCGCCAAACCAGGTGACATTAACTGCAGGGTATGTCGAATCAGATACTGTAGAATCTCCAGGAAATCCAAAGTCAAATGCAGAGTCGATAGTAATAGTGTTATCTTGTATAGAATATTCTGCCCTGAGATCATTTTCAATCTTAATAGCATCGCCGATGAATAATTTAGATGCGTTAACAGTTAGCACTTTAGCAGGTCCATCTAGAGTGTAGTCTACAATAAATGTTCTAGGTATATTGTTTATAAAAACTTTTAGATTTGATGGCAGTATGCTGCCGCCGGGTTCGAGTGGGTCTAAACCTAGCGAGAATACATTATTGGTACCGTCATAGACAGCATATACTGTATCGGGCCCTTTCAACAATCGACCGGCGCCTTCGACTATCATTGAGCTTAGAGTCGACCCCCTAGTTAATTCACTAAAGCCGGTAATCTCAAAACTTCTTGTGCTTCCTTCAAAGTAGAAGGTCTGAGTATTAACTTGTACCAAAGACAATCCCGAACTATCAATATCAGCTGTTGCTTCCAAACATACTATTTTAACTATGTCTCCCACTTGTGGAGTGATTCCAAAATCTACCAAAGTTTTGCCCACAGCATCGACTACATCTGTGCTGTTACGGAATCCCACATCAACCTGGGTGCCATTAACACTAACAAATACACTGCTGGTATTGTCATAATTGGCATTGGTCAAAAATAATCCAGTAGCGCCATCTGCGGTATAACTTTGATAATCTAAAATACCAACACCACCGATTCCAATACTGAATATTTCTACAAATTCGTCTGCTAACGGAGCCGCCAAGAAGTTTACAGTATTTGTTTCAAGATCGATAGTGTAGTGTGTGTTAATAGTTCTTGGTGTATTAGACACATACACAAACACTGACTGCGTTTCTAATACTGTTTGTCCTATGGCAAATTCTGTATCTGTACCGTTAGCCGTTTTTACATTGGATTGTAGTGTTGCAGCACCAGAGATTGCATTGTTGTATACCTTGATTGAAACACTTTCTATCACCTGCCCCGGAACATTTTCTTCAGGTGCTGGCACTACTGTAGGATCTATGAATTTACCACCAGTGATAGTTATTTCTTCTGCTGTGGTACCATTAGCTGTGGCGTAGGCGCCGCTGATCGACGACAGCGATCCTCCACTGAGTTTGGTATCTAGAATATTGTCATCTGTTATAACAACAGATCCATCGCTTTCTATAGGACGGAATATAAGAATATCACCGTCTATGGTACTTAGATAACCACCAATGGTCACTACTGCATTCACGCCATCACCGACAAATGTTGGCATTTCTGCTGTTGGATTTGTGCCTGTGCTAGAATCCTGCACCGGTGAATAATTTTCATCATCAACACGTACAGTGATGTTAGTATTCTTTCGTTTGACATAGATATTGATTTGTTGGCCAGCAGCTGGTATATATGGTAGTGTTACTGTGCCAGTACTGCCATCGGCAACATGATAATAATCCGAACTAGACTCCACTGAATCCCAATTGTCTGTGAACCAAGGTAGAGCATCCCAACCACCAGTAACATCGAATGTGGTTCCTTGGATTCTAACTCCACCAAAGTCAATACCTGTCATCAACTGATTTAGTTCTTTTCCTATCATGCCTGCTTTGGGTGTGTAGGATTGGTTGATTCTATTCACAGCATCGAATAACAAAATGTTCTTGTCATAGGTCACTATTATTTCATCATCTTTAGACGGCGCTGTGTTAAACACCAGTTTTCCACGCAATAAAGAATAACTATCAGTGGCTTGATAATATAGATTGATTGAGTATTCGCTGGCTAACACCACTTGTGTTTTTTTAGTTACAAATGATTTTTGTGTTACTCTAATTTTAGCTTTGTCGTTAGTTGGTGAGTAATTCAGCAAGAACACAGCACTACTGCCTGTGGCTGTAAATGTCTGCGTCTGTGAAAATGTGTTGTAAATTCCGCTTGTAGAAATTCTATCAAATTTTACTGAGACATCAAATGTTCGAACTTGAGCATCACCTATAACCGATACTGCTTTAGCCTGGATAGAGGTAGGAGAGTTTCCGCCCACCAATGTAATCGTTGGTGCCGCGGTGTACCCTGAGCCTGCAGTTAGTACCTGTATGCTTGAAACTTTGCCGTTGGAAATAAATGCTTTAGCAGTGGCACCGGTACCTGTTCCGCTGATCAATACCTTGGGAGGAGTGATATAGTCTGAGCCCTGTTGATACACTTCTATAGCAGTTACCGTGTAGGCGTTGTTATCTGCCCACCATTTCCATGGATACTGCGATATTTCTGCAGATAACGCATTAACAGGATTGGCTCGGCCATCAAAGATTGAATATGACGGTGGCAAATCAAAATCAGCTATTGCCGATGAATATGTTTCTGGGGTATCATAACGACTTACATATTCTCTAACCGTGGTTCTAAATGGTTTAACTTCGTTGATGTATTCTTGATAACTCTGTAAATTGTCGTTTTTATAATTAACTTTCTGTTCGAATGCCCCAATGTTATGTGTGGCATTTAGGAAACTGGTTTTGAACACCCAATCTACATATTGCTGTTCGCTGAACACATGTCGTATTGAAGCAAAAAATAACTTGTTCCATTCCACTGCATAGTCACCAACAAACACTTGTTGTTTGATCGCTGTGAAAATATTTCTTAATTCTCTAGAATTTTCAATGTCATATGTTGTGGTGTCGAATGCTTGTGTGTTGTCAAATCCAACCCCAATTATACCTGTATTATATAATGATGAATTTATTTCGATGGTGCCAAGTTGTCTGCTGACTAATAGATACCTGTCTAGGAACAACTCAGCAGTGTCTGAGATTTTTTCGAATATGGCCCAACCACCGGCAGCATATTCTTTGACTTTTATGATGTCACCGATGGCAATTTGAGCATCAACTACGTCGTAGATACTGTTTAATTCTTTAATTATTCGAAGACTGCTGTTATATCCTGTGCGGACCCAATCTATTTTGCTCCAATATTTGGTCGTATCAAAGGATTGAGATTTGCTACGGAAATATACTTTTCGTAAATCATCCCAAGAATATATGCTCCAAAAATCGTTTAGGGTAGCATCATTGTTAACTAACACAGAAAAATATCTTACCTGAACAGTTATGCTACTATATTTTTTACCTCGATTAGTTACTACCACAATAATTACACGACCTTGGCCGTCTATATGACACACTGCGGTAGCGTTAATTCCGTCTCCGGATATAGCGATCGGCGGGCCAATATAAATTCCACTCTGTTCTTGATCAAATAATTCTTTGGGTTTGTATCCGTAGCCAGGATCCACAATATCTATGGTATCTAATTCGCCATTGATTAGATTGCCTCGTAGAACAGCACGACGAGTATTAGTGGTCCCCACTGTCTGAAGGTCAACATCGGTGTCTATTGCCACATCATAAAGATTTAATGCAGAACTAGGCACAGTATCCACACTGCTGAGATTGGTAAAATCTATGGTCTCTGCAAACGTTTCTTTTTGTAAAATATTGTTGATGTATTCTATAACAATTTTCAGTGCTAAAATTCTATCAACAAACATGGTTTGCCGGGGTCGATATTCAATTCCGTATTTTTGTTTGGCTGACAATGATATATCCGGAATTTTGTTGCCGGCGATATCCGAACCTACGAGACTGTCGATCCATTTGTTTTCTAGTTTAGCAG